CTGGGGAGGTTGTCGAGGCTGGTGTTGCGGAGGGTCGCAGTGGGGTGAACGCGCCTGGGTGGCGGACGGATGCGGACATCCAGAGGGCGCAGCGGTTGGAGTTCTTCCCCGAGATGATGCTTGGGTTGAAGACGGAGGGTTGGCAGCGGGAGGTTTTGAAGGCGATTGAGCCGAAGGAGTCCCGGGTGGCGTTGAAGGCGTGCAACGGGAGCGGGAAGACGTCGATTATCGTGGCGTCTGCGGTGATGTGGCACTTGGTGAAGTTCCCGGGTTCATTGGTGGTGTGCACGGCCGGGGTGTTCCGGCAGGTTTCACAGGCGTTGTGGCCTGCCTTGCGGGCGCATTGCGCGAATCTTGGGGGCGAGGCGACGGGGTTCCGGGTGTTGGCGGAAGCGATTCACTACGTGAAGCCGGGTCAGCGGCATGTGTCGCGGGTGGTTGGGTTTTCGGCGAAGGACCCGCACAAGGCGGAGGGTTGGCACCGGCAGGGGCCGACGAACAACCTGCTTTACGTGATCGACGAGGCGAAGGCCCCGCAGGATGGCATTTTTGAGTCGATGGACCGATGCCAGCCATCGAGGACGTTGCTGGTGAGCAGCCCGGGAGGGGCGGCGGGCTACTTCTACGAGACGTTCCGGCGAAACGATGGGCGATGGCGGACGTTCACGGTTCCGGCGTTCCAGTGCCCGTGGTTGGTGGAGAGCGGGTGGATTGAGTCGCAGATTGAGCGGTATGGGGAGAACCATCCAGCGGTGCGCTCCTCGGTGTTCGCGGAGTTCGTGGAGGACGACGGGAGCGCGACGGTGCTGAAGGCGTCGGACTGGCAGAAGTGCCGCAGCAACCCGCGCAAGGGGGATGTGTCGCGGGAGCCGGTGGTGGCGGGGTGCGACTTCGCGGCGGGCGGGGACGAGAACGTGCTGGTGGTGCGGCAGGGTTTTCGGGTGCTGGCCATGGTGCGGTGGAAGGCGGCGGACACGATGGAGACGGTGGGGCGGTTCATGGCGGAGTTTCGGAAGTGGAGGGTGGAGGCCAAGAACGTGTTCGCGGACGTGGGCGGGTTGGGCGTGGTGATGTGCGACGCCATGCGGGAGCAGGGTTTTGACGTCAACCGTGTGAACTTTGGAATATCGGCGATCCGGGACGAGCGGTTCAAGACGAAGGCGGCGGAGATGTGGCTGAACTTCGGGCTCAAGGTGGAGAAGGGGGAGGTGGACCTTGGGCCGGTGGCGGAGGACGAGGCGACGTTGTTCCAGTTCCTGAATCGAAAGATGATCTACACGCGGGACGGGAAGATTTCGTTGCAGACGAAGGACGACCTGCGCTCGCACGGGGTATCGTCGCCAGACAGGGCGGATGCGTTGGTGCTGGCGTTCGAGGGTGGCGGCACGACGGGGATGCAGTCCTACCAAAGACAGATGGACGCGGAGGTGCCCATGAGCTTGCTGGAGCGATTCGAGGAGGAGTTCGGGCCGATTTACGGGGCGGTCGGAGCGACAAGGCTTGCCGGGTGCCACGTCGGGGCATAAGGATTCCCGAGGGATGAACGCGAACGAGCGCAAGGACCTGCTTGGGGAGATCAACGACGCGGTGAAGCAGCGTTCCCCATGGGAGGAGCGACAAACGAGGTGGTACCAGCTTCGACACAATGGCCTGAGGCGGCAATCGAAGCCATTTCCCAACGCCTCGGACCTGCATTTCCCGCTGATTGACACGCAGATCGAGAAGCTGAAGCCGGTGTTCATGCAGCAGGCGTTTGGGATGGATGTCGTGGCGAGCTTCACGCCGATGCGAAGCCAGCTTTCGGCGTTCACGACGACGGCCGAGGCTTGGTTCAACTACAAGATTCGCGAGAAGACGAACCTGGCGGACGAGCTTTTGTCATGGGTGGACTGGACGCTCATGAGCGGGAGGGGCGTCATCAAGTGCTTCTGGAACAACGCGGAGAAGCGGGTGGAGTTCGACGCCATCGACCCGTTGTACTTCCTGGTTCCGGCGTGGGCGACGGACATCCAGTCGAGCGATTGGCTGGTGCATGTGATGCCCATGAGCGTGGCGGCCTATCGCAGGACGGCCAGGGAACGTGGTTGGCTGGACGACGCGAGGACCGTCGAGGCGATCCGGGGCGGACCGAGGGATGGGAACATCCCAAGCTCCAACACGGAGGCGGACGAGAAGCAGCTTCGGGAGGGCATCACGTACACGTCGCAACGCGACCAAGTGATTGTCTGGGAGTGCTACGTGAAGGAGGACAGCGGGGAGTGGCGCGTGTACACGTTCAGCCCATCCAAGACGGACCTGGACCTCAAGGAGCCGATGGGGTTGCCCTACGACCATGGGCAGGCCCCGTTCGTGGACTTCCCCTACGAGATCAAGGACAAGGGTTGGTATGCGCCGCGGGGCGTTGCGGAGATTCTGGCTGCGTTTGAGCTGTCGTTGACGGCGATGTGGAACAACCAGCACGACGCCATGGCGATGTTCAACAAGCCGTTGTTCCGGGCCGAGAAGGAGATCCCAAACTCGATCAACCTGCGGTTCAAGCCGGGGCAGATTCTGCCCTATGGGGTGGCCCCGGTGACAATGCCGCAACCTCCCATCTCGATTGGGGAGCAAATGGGCATGACGCGGGCCATCGCGGAGCAGCGAATTGGCTCCCCGGACTACGGGATCACGTCGTTGACGGGGGGAAGCGACCGGAGGACGGCGACGGAGGTCCAAAGCATCAACGCCCAGTCGATGCAAAGCGGCGACCTGCGGGCGCGCCTGTTTCGCATGTCGCTGTCCAAGCTCTACAAGCAGGCCTGGTCGCTGCTTTTGCAGCATGACAGCAAGTCCTTGCGGTATCGATTCGCCGAGGACTCGATGGAGGCGGACCCAGTCGCGTTGCACGACCAGTACGAGCTGGAGCCGAAGGGTGGGTTGGACATGGTTTCCCGGCAGCAGCTCATGCAGCAGGCCATTGCGCGCAAGCAACTGTTCTCGCAGTCCCCATGGATTGACCAAAGGGAGCTGGACAAGAGCATCCTGGCCGTGGACGACCCGAGCCTCATCAAGCGGCTGTTCGTCGAGCCGACGGAGAAGCAGCAAAACGAGCTGGAGGACGAGTCGCGCATCATCCCGACGCTCATGGTGGGCATCCCGGTTGCCGCGAAACGCGGTCAGGACTACGCCGGTCGCATCGGCGTGCTCATCCAGTACCTCAACGGCATCACGGAGCAGGGGATTCAGCTTCCTCCGATGGCCGCGCAGGCATTTTTGCAGCGCATCGACTCGCTTTTGGCGGCCTACGAGACGGTTTCCACGAACGATGCGCGCAAGATGCGCAAGGAGGTCGAGGGATTCCTCGTGAACAAGGGCATCATCCCCTCCAAGAAGCAGCAAATGGCCCAGCAGGCCGTTCCGCAGCAGGCTTTGCAGCAACCGCAAACGATACAGCAAGCATAACCATGCCACTCATCAAGGGTAAGTCGAAGAAGGCGTTCCAAAAGAACGTGGCCACCGAGATCAAGCACGGCAAGCCGCCCAAGCAGGCCGTTGCCATCGCCTATTCCGTCAGGGATGCGGTCATGAAGGAGGCCGGGAAGCGTGGTTAGGCTCCTTTGCAGGCTGCGTGCGGCATGGCGTTTTGCAAGCCACGTCTCTTGGCGTGAATGCGAGCCGTGGAGGAAGGACGACGCGAGGAGTTTGGCCTATTTCCTCAACACGGAGGCCGGCAAGAAGCTACGTTGCGTGCTTCGGGACGTGTGCATATCGCAAAACGCCGCGGCGTTGGGCCAAAAGGAACACTTGCAATTTGCGGCCGGGTTTGCGATGGGTCAATCGGCGTTGGTGACGTTGCTTGAGACATTGGCGACGGCTGATTCCATTTCGGATGCGGACGACAAGCCGGGAGGCGGGCCGAATCCGAGTGAATAATCCCGGCATCTTGCGGCACGCTGGGTTGGTGCGCCTGGCGTGACGAGGAAAGGCACAAGTTGGACTTGACGGAGGCGGAGTTGCGAAAGGCGGCGCAGGAGTTTGATTCCGGCGTCAATCAGGACGGCGGCGGCGACGACGGGCAGGCGACTGATCCCGTGAAGCCAGCCGAAAACGATCCGCAGGACGCGGATTCACCGGATGACAAGGCCAGCGAGGCCGATGGCGACTCCAAGGACGGCAAGGACGGCGACGAAGGCGATGGCCAAGCCCAGAAGGACGACAAGAAGGCCAAGGACGATTCGCAGGACTCGAAGAAGTCCAGGTTCGCGAGGGAGATCGAGAGGCAGGGAAAGACCTGGAAGGAGATCAACGCCGAGAAGGAGGCCTTGAAGGCCGAGCGCGAGGCGATCCAGCGCGAGCGACAGGAATGGGAGAAGCAGAGGAAGGCCTCGGAAACGACTGACCCGGAAAACTTCCGCGACTCGCGGGGTTTCACGGCCAAGCAGTACGAGGAGGAGGCCAAGCGGTTCGAGGAGGCTGGGGAGGACACGCACGCGAAGGTTGCGAGGCGCATGGCGGAGGAGGCGCGAGACGCCGCACGCAAGGCGCATTCGGAATCGGAGCGGGCGAAGTTCGAGAAGGCCTTTGAGGACAACTACCACAAGCTTGCCGAGAAGAACGACTGGTTGAAGGACCAGAACCACGAGAAGTACAAGCGGACCGTGGACCTGTTGAATCGGTATCCGGTCCTGCAACAGACGCCCGACGGGCTGGTTCATGCCGTCGAGCTGATCGAGTTGCAGGACAAGGCCGCGAGCGCGTCCAAGCTGGGCGAGGAAATCGCATCGTTGAAGGGTGAGTTGGAAAAGCTCCGAAAAAAGACATCCATCGGTGGCGGGAAGCCGACCTCGCAGAAGGGCGCGGAAGTGCCCTTTGAAAAGCTCTCCTTGAAGGAGCAGGAGGCCCAGCTGAACAGGCTGGCGCGGGAGTTCGACGCCGCAAACGCATAGGATTCGCGAAAGACCAACAAGATGCCAGTCACAACCTCAAGCACGTTATCCTCGCAGTACCAGAACTTCTTCTCGAAGAAGCTCCTGACCGAGATCGTCCAGAACACGGTTCTGGACCAGTGGGCCTTCAAGACGCCCATGCCCAAGAACGTGGGCGCCAAGGCCATGAGTTCGTTCCGGTTTGGACCTCCGTCCATCGCCACGATTGCGTCCAACGGTGCCATGTCCGAGGCCACGGGCCTTCCGACGACCCCGGGGACCCCGGCAAACTTCCGGGCCTTGGTCCTGAACAAGCTGGACAAGACGCTGGCGCAGTACAGCGAGGTTGTTGGCTTGACCGACATCACGCTTGCGACGCAGCTCTTCGACTCGTTGAAGCAGGCGAGCAAGACCGTGGGCAACGACATGGCCCTGTGGGTGGACTCCATTATCCGCAACACGCTCATCGGGTCCAACTACACGACCTCCGGAAACTCCATCGGCTCCGCCGCTGAGGGTGGCGGCACGTTCGACAATTCCGATGCGTGCAACACGGCTGGAAACGCCAGTGGCAAAAATGTGTACGGCGCTCCCGGGACGCTGACTACGCAGACC